TTAAAATAAATCGTTTAAAGTAATAGACTTTGATTTTTTACTGTAGTTAATACTACGTTTGTTAAAAAAGTCTGTGTGTTTTGTTGTTAAAATTTCGTCATCAAACCATTCGGTCGTTTCCAATATAATAGGGTTTACATCAAATACTTTATCAATACCAATAGCGTTTAATGAAATGTTAAATCTATGTTTGATAAACTCCAATGTTTGTTCCTTAGTTAGGAAGTCTAAATCACCCTCTTCAAAAATCCACTCAACAATATCAGTCTCAGCTTCGTAAGCATCAATAGTAGCGTTGATTAAATCTTGAACTAACTCAGGTGTCCACCAACTTGGATTTTCTTTTTTGATTAGGTTAACCAAATCAAATCCAAATTCTGCGTGAATGTTCTCTTCTTTTGAAGTTGCCTCAACTGCGTTACTTGTACCTTTCAATACGTTCTTAAACTTATTGAATGACATAATAACTAAAAACTGTGAGAACAACGATACGTTTTCCACAAACATTGAAAACAATATAACGGACTCAAAGTAATCTTGGTTTTCAATTGCTTTTGAATTTGAGATAGATTTCTCCAAGTACTTAATTCTTCTACGAATTGCAGGTACCTCAAGTAGGTTTTCAAATTCTTTGTTAAGTCCAAGTACTTGGATTAGGTTTGAGTAAGCATCTGCGTGTCTTACCTCTGATTCCGCAAACGTTGCTCCAACACTACCAATTTCAGGTTTTGGTAACTTCTTATAAATGTCACCCCAAAAAGTTTTAACAGCGATTTCAATTTGTGAGATAGCCAACATAGCTCTTTGTACTGCAGACTTTTCCTTTTCATTCAAGTGGACCTTGAAGTCTTGAATGTCAGAAGTGAAATTGAACTCAGTGTGAACCCAATAAGAGTGACGAATTGCATCAACGTATTGAAGCAAATCAGGATACTCATAGGGTTTCAAGTTAACTCTCTTATTGAAGATATTTGGTCTGTGTTTTGAACGGTAAATGATATACTCTTTAGCAACATCATTCAAACCATTATCCATTAATTTATTCTCAACCATATCGTGAATCTCATCAACATGAGGTACACGAGTCTTATCATTTCTGAAAAGACTTTTCTTGGTTAATCTTGCTATTTTTTCAGCCATTTCAGCATCAACTTTGTTAATACCCATCATTGCCTTTAAGATAGCATTTTGGATTTTGTCCGATTCAAATGGTACTTTATCACCACTTCTTTTAATCACATATTGTGTTTCAACTTGAGTTAATTCATTAGAATTATCCATAACATTTAATTTATATTCTTTTTAATTTTTGTTTATTGGGCGTTTTGCTGTTCTCTTTGTTTTCTTTTCTCAAGAAGTTCTTTAACCCTATCCTTCTTCTTCTCTTCTTGTTGTTCTTCAAATCCAAGGAACGTTGTTGACGATTCGGTATCTATCTCCAACAATTCATTGTCAAACTTACAATTTTCAAAGATAATACCATCTGAACCAATACGAGACTTTGTAATCGCAATTGTTGCTAACTTTAATTCTTTTTGTTGAAGTGTTTTAGCAACTGAAATAATTACGTGACCAACCTGAGCCTTTTTGATTGAACCCCCCATTTGGTCGGTGGTTACAACCTCAGAAGAAATTGAGGAACGATTACCCTGAGTCGCAGTCCATCCAACAAGATTCATCTCGTGACACATAGCCTCAAAATGTCTCATTACAGAACCTTCCGCTTTCCACTCATCGTTTCTTGTGTTTTCAGGAACGACACAGTCAATGTAATCCAATGTAACCATATCAATCGGAGTGCCGTCGGCAATCATCTTTCTGATTTGGTTTTTGATTTCATTCATCGTCACAGTATCTGAAGGTAATTTCTTCAAGATTAGTTTGTTTGGCATCGTGTTCTTAATTTCTTCCACTTTGTCCATAACGGTTTCTTTTTCAAGAGCTAATCTATCAGGTTCAATACCTGTCCAAATTGTGAAGTGTTTTCTTTGGATAATCTTTGGGTTGTCTTCAAAGAAGATTTGAAGAACGTTGTATCCCATGTTAAATGCTGTGTTAGCAATTTTGGTCATGAGTGTTGTTTTACCAACACCGGTAGGTGCCAAGACAACTCCAATCTCGCCCTTTGCCAAACCACCTTTCATTAGTCTGTCAATACCTGCGATTCCCATTGGGATAGGATGTCTGAAGTCATCATTAAGAACTTCATCCAATCCCGAGAAGATGTCTTGTACTCCACCATCTCTAACCCCAACTTGTAGGGCTGTTCTAACCAAACCTTCAACGGTATCGTAAGATTCAAAGTCACCTTGGTCAATGATTTTCTGTGCTTTGTTCATCACCTTTTGAAGTTCTTGTTGTTTACAAAACTTCAAAGCTTTTTCTTGAACAAATACACTTCCTTCAAACGGTGCGTTTTGAACTTGTTTAATAGTGTCCAACACAATCTTCAACGCCAACTCAACTGAAATCTCTGCTTTGGCTATTTGTTCCAAAGTTTCAAATCCAGGTGTTGATTGGTACTTTTGGTAGTATTCCCTTACCATTTGTATAATCAACTTGAAGTATTTGTTGTCGAAATAACTAGGGTCTAAAACGTCAATAATGGATTGTGCGAACTCTTTGTCTACGATGATTTGGTTAAGTAATTGTATTTGAAATGTATTGCCGAGATAGTCGAAATTCTTAGTCATAGAGCCGCGTGTATAAATTAAATATTACCGACTTAGGTCATAACTCAAGTAGTCATGAGATAAATTTTGAGCTGAAAAAATGTCAGTCAAGCCTTTCAAAATGCTTTTCAGGCTGGGACGTACATCAACCGTATATCTTACTTTTGGTGGGTACAATTTCGCGTCAAAAATTCTATGTAAAATAATTTCATCGGAAATTTTGACATACAGATGGAAGTACTCAGGACCCTCTGTATTTGATGTGTTTAGGACATCTGGGTCATCGGTAATTTCATCTTGATTGTCCATCATGTAAATTACAGTTTTCATCTTGAGTTCCTCAGACAACATCATTTCTACTTCCTTCATAAAGTACGCCAAGTCATAAGACTTTCGTGCCAATGGGTTGTAATTTTTAACATTGTAAAAACGTTGAACGACGATGTTGTTGTTCAAGGTTAGGAGAAACTCCATCTTAACTACGGATTCTTCTTTCATAATTTAATTGTTTGATTGTTTGTATTTGCGTTTTTCTTTTCTTGTGAGTTTGGTAAAAGGTTTCATAAAATTAACAAAGGCATCATCATCCTTGGGTAGGTATTTGAAAAAACCATCTTCCATCATTAAACGGATTAAGTTTTTATTATCCCTACCTTCAGGGTCTAATGTTTCAGAATAGTAAAGGGTGACAAACTCTTTTGCTTCATCTGTGATGATGGGGTTTCTAAGGTCCACAATTTGTTGATTGATTCTGAAGAATTCATCGCCAATTTGTCCTTTTTTTGTTTTTCCATTTTTAATATTTTGTAAAATTGTTTCTTTTCTATTTTCGGAAATTAACTTGTCTGTCTTATCCAAAATATCGGTAACAGTTAATACATTATCAACAATCTCAGGAAATAATTTGATAAAAGTTTTCTCACCAAGACGGTCAATACCAAAGATATTATCCGACTTGTCTCCCAAAAAAACTTTAACAACAAGAACGTTTTGGTGAGGTATATGAACATCACCAAACTTTATCTTGTCTCCGTAATTATAACTGATTTTCTTGATTGGAGAATAAATGGAAGTATTCTCCGAGATGATTTGTAGAAGGTCACGGTCTGATGAAAAAACAACCTTTTCTTCGTCTGTCGCCAACGAACAATAATAGGCTATCAAATCATCAGACTCATTACCATCAACTTCAATCTGACGAACAAAACACTCTTCAAGGTATTGTTTCACCCTTGATTTTTGAAAGTAATATGACTCAAGCTTGGCTTCAGTCATATCATTCCTTCGGTTTAGTTTGTAGTCAGGATATAACTCACGTCTTGATTGTGAGTTGTTTTTGCCGTCCCAAAAGACGATAACTTTGTCAAACTCATTTTCGTCCAACTGGCGACGAATGGTGTTGAGGAAGTGAAATACCCCACCAATGTGTTCGCCTTCCACGAAAAAGTCTCTGACTCCGTGGAAACCGATTTTAAATAAATTATCTCCATCAACTAATAGGGTCTTCACAAAAGTTTATTCAATAGGTTCTTTTTCCTCTTTCAACACAAAGTCACCATCTGAACCGATGATTTCTTTCCAATAGTCAGAATACTCCTTCTTGTACGCTTCAATAGAAGCTTTCTCTTCCGTAGTATCCTTACCCGCCAAGAAACCATGAGGTGTGACAATAATCTTACCGTCTTCGTAACCCAAACCATTGATGTGGTTTTTCATTACGGAGATTTTGGTACGAGAAGCGAACTTCACAGTTCTCTTATCCTTGGTTGCCGTAATCTTGGTGGTACCCGCTCCCTTTTGGTTACCAAACAAGAACACCAAAGATGAGTTAAGCCAAACAGACTCTCCACCCTTAGCCTTGATTTTAGGCTGTCCGAATGGATTATCAGGAAGTTCAACCCAAGGTTGGTTTACAATAATCAAAGTGTTTTCATACTTTGACTCCGCTTTACGAGAACCTGAGATACGTTGGTTGATACCCATACCAATCTTGTCAGATAAAACCGACGCGTTGTGTTGTTTACCACCTTTACCTTCGTAAGTCATCTTACAAGGTACAGAACCAACAGAATCCCAAAGGAAACATAAACTGTAATCCAATTCACCCTTTTCTTGAGCATCTAACAAACTGTTGATGTAATCAGTAATCTGTTCAATGTAATCAAAGTTGTTGTTAAAGATAAAGAACCCGTCCCAATCCATTTCACCCGTTTCTTGGTCAACCACCTCTTCACATTGAAGACCCATCAACTTTGAGTGTTCAAAGCTCCATTTCTGTTCCGTGATGATAAACACAGGTAGAATCTCTTTCTTTTGAGCATCCACCGCAGTTTTAATCATCGCAGTTGTTTTACCCGTATCTGAGTGACCCAAGAACATATTAATATGTCCAATAGCCGGACCAGGTAAACCTACAGCATCCAAGAAATCAGGACCACAGTCAAAAAACCTTTGGGGTTTGTATTTGGCTGAAGTAGAGAATTTCTTCTTTACTGAATTGAAATCGGTTTTCTTAATTGCCATAGTTGTAATTGTAAAATTCTTTCAGGGTTTCTAATTTATCTTGTGCGTTTGCCAATTTCTCAACAAACTTATCCATCTCTTCCAAGTGTTGTGGATGTTCCCCAATACCAACAGGGTTTTCCATATACACCATTAAAGTCGCCTCAGATTCCGCAATCTCACTCTCATATTTCTTGATGAGTGATTCGTACATTAATTTTCTTATTTTCATTATCTGTGTGTGTTAAAAAAAAGAGCATGGACACTATGTCTATGTAAGTGTCCATGCTCGTTAAATTAGAATGGTAGGTCCTCGTCAGGTTCTGAGTTAGATTGTGGGTCAGAGTAAGACGGTGCCGATGGTGCTGATGGAGTTGAGTGACCACCAAAAGATTGGGTACCTTCTTCATCGTTACTATAAACGTAACCACCTTTATCACTATCCCAACGTGGAACTTCACCACGAGCAATCGCTTCCAAGTATTCAACGGGTTTCTTGGAGTAAACATCCAACCATGTCATCTCGTCCTCAACCCACTCTTTTGACAATCCTTTATTTTCGTGAATTGGTGCTGCGTCTTCATACATGATAGTTGATACGGTCGTGTATGCCGCTCCTTTAGGAGTCTTTTGTTTGGTCAATTCAATAATAAGGTCACGTCCTTTTTCAGGGTCGGTGATATCACCTTTGTTTCTCCAAATAGGGATGATTTTATCAAGAATACCTTCATTCTTGTAGTTGTGTTTGAATCGCCAAAACTTTACACCGTCTTCTTCGTGGTCACGGTCAATAACCTTCACGATGTAGAACTTACGTGACTTGTATTGTTTAGCCAATTCT